CCGGTCATGGCATAGACTCCATCGCTTGCCAAGAACACCAAGCCAAGACCGGGCACCCGTTGCACACTATGGGGCGCCCTCATCTGCAATGTGCGGTCAATGCTTGAGACGGTGAAGCCATTGGCAAAGTCACCTTGCACGATGTCAATGCCCCGCTCACGAAAGACAACAAGCAGGGTGTAGTCACCATACAGTGCCGTAATGCCCCCGGCCTCACTGCCAAGCTCAAGGCTTTGCAAGCTGCTAAACTGCTCTATTGCAGAGGGTGCGCTGTAATAGAGGGTATAGGGGTCATCAACACCGCCATCAAGAAACAGGCACTGCCTGAACATGGCCGGAAACCTTGCACGGGGTGCAGGAAATGGGCCGGGGTTCACAATGGCGGCAGGCTCATCAAGTGCAGCACTGCCCACCGGGTCAAAGTAGAAGGTTTCGACGTTGTTGCGGATAAGCCCCACAAAGTACAACGTTGTATCGTCAGGGGTTGGGCTGTCTTCGCTGTAGTTGGCAGTGCGGTACACCTTTCGGGCTACCGTGCCGGGTGGGCCCGTGGGTACCTCAAGGGCAACCGCGTACTTGAACCCTTCCGCATCATCGGGCAGCTCCCAAGACGTGCTTGTGATGGGTGAGCGGGGCCCTTCGCTGCCTGTGCTCAAGATGTGGCTAATGCTGTAGCCAATGAGCGCCTTTTTGCCGGGTGAGCCTGTGTCGTTGTTCTCAAAGCCCATCCCCCAACGTCCACCGTCTGCAATGCCCTGGGCATCTGCAAGGCACCACAACGTCACGGCCCCGCCCCCGGTGGATGTGCTCGAGGCAATCCCCGTGGTGGTGTCGGGCATGGTCTGCACCCGTCTTGGCTGCGGTGAGGGTGGGTTGCCCTCAAAGCCCAAGGGCCTGATGATGAAAGACACAGCACTTGCAGCTTGTGCCTGATTGCCCAAAGGCCAAGGGTTCACAAGCACGGGCCTGTCATAGCCATTGCAAACAACTGTGCCGTGCGGGGTATCCAAGAAGAACGGCCCCGCCTCGGTTGGTGCGGGTATGCTCCTGCCGCTCTGCAAGGTCACTTGCACGGGCACGTTGGTTGTGGGGCCTGCCTCATAGAGAAGGTGCAGGTTGCCGCCCTCACAGTAGAGCACCGACTCACGGGCACCGCCTGCAAGCTGCTGCGCACAATGCAGCCCATACACCGGGCCGTCATTGGTGAAGGGTGCCCAGTCACCAACCAAGCCGGGGCGGTATGGCTCATATCCAAGGCGGGTAGACCAGCCACCCGACCGACGGTCAACAGTCCAGTTCTCAATCCGCTCTGCATTGTCTGCACGCTGGGGGAGTTGCTCTTCAAGCCCACCCGCTGCCGCTATGATGAATGTGTCAGTTTTCATGTGAAAGTCAGGGGCCCGAAGATGGTGGGGTAAATGCCCCCGCTGCTGTTCTTCACAATGCGCCTCGAGGGCTTGCCAAGATACCGTTGCTCCATGCCCTTGTATACCATCTGCATCTTGCGCTCAAAGGCAGCGGCAAGGGGTGCTTGGTCTGCTTTGATGGCAAGCTGTGACAGTGCCTCATATGCAAGAACACGGGCATAGGCAGAGGGCACGGCCGGGGTGTCTTGTGCCTCCTCCATGTCCTGGGGCACAAGCAACCGACGCACGTTGATGCGGGTATCTGCAGACGGGTGCGGGTACAGCTCAAGGGCTTGGTGTGCCCCGCTTTGGGTGCGTTGGTATCGCGGGGTGTTGGTGTCGAGGCTTTGCGCCTGCAAGGCGGTGAGCGATGTGTCACCCTGCCATGACACACCCCCATTGGGTGGTGCGGTGCTTGTGCCCGTTGCGCTTCTCACCCGACGCGGGGCGTCAATGCCCTCTGCTGTGCAGGTGAAGTAGAACCGACGATAAAGCCCACTCTCTTCATCGATAGCGGCCGGATTGAACTGAAGCTCCTCATTGTCTGCAAGGTCATACTCAACGGCAGGGCTCAAGCCTGACTCAAGACCCCCACTGTATCCGGGGTAGCTGTCGAATCCGTAATAGTCGGGCGCCCGAACGTTGACCATGTACACCTTGACCGTGCGCACACCACGGCCTGCACCGGGGGTAATGACAGTCACACCGCTCAAGTTGCGGGGTGCGGGTACATACTCAGCCTCACCCTCAAGGAATGACTCTGGGGTGCCCGTGATGTCAGGGTCAATGAGGTAGCTGTCACGGTCAAGCTTAGACATGAAGGCAATCTGCTGCGGATAGCTTGTAATGTCCTGCAGCACACTCATGACTTGGGCGGTATCGCTCTGCAGGTATACGTTGCGCCGCTTCATGGTGACTGTGTATGCACCGGAGTTGCCCACAAAGGGGCGGTCAATGTACATCGTGGTGCTGTTTTGCACGTATCTAATCTGGTACGTGGCGGTTGTGCCCCCGGTCTCTTCAAAGGTCATGGTGCCCAGCTCGTATGGGCTACCGGGTTGTGCAACCGTTCCAACGGGGAAACCAGTGCCCGTCACTTGGGCACTGCCTGCGGTAAAGGTGAGCGTGAGCGTGATGTCTGTTTTGACCTCAAGCTGTTCTTCTCTCACCAAGAAAGACCAGGGGCGGTCGCCAAGCAGGCGCCCTTGGGCATCATTCAAGAATGATGTGAGCTCACTTGTATACGTGGGGTTGACGGGATCATAATCGAGCAGGCTACCGCAGTACTGCCGCAATGAATCAAGATTCACGGGTCACCCCATAGGTAAGGCAAAGCCCCTGCCGTGTACGCCACGGCAGGGGCGGCAAGTCAATCAGTAGCCGGGGTACACGTACACCGTGGCAACGTTGGCCGTGTCTGCCTCGAGGGCAACGGCAACGATGCGGGTGGTGTCGGTGTTGACATAGACACCAAGCTGACCAGCGGTTGCGTCTGTGGTCAAGCTGTTGCCTGCAACAGTAGCACCATTGACGTTGGCTTCTGCAATGCCACGGACAACGACGCGCACAATCTCACCGACGCCTGCAGCACTATCCAGTGCAATGCCGACGGGGATGTTGGTTTCAGCGGTATCGCTGTCTGCTTTGACGATGTACAGGGCAACGTCTGCATCGATGGCTTGGTTGCCGTCAAGGCTCACAACGTCATTGGCTGCGATGGCGCCTGCGCTGATGAATGACTCAACCTTACGGCGGTTCATGCTGTCAACGTCAGCACCGGGCTTCATGTAGTTGATGATATCGGTGGTAGCCATTTCCTATGCCTCCGCATCGAGAAGGACACCATGACAAGCAAGGCGGCCCGTGGTGATTTGCAAACGGGTGTGCACTTGGAATGCCTCGGTAGCAGTACCGGGCACCTGCATTGGGTCATGCACTTCAAAGAAGGCAGACTCATCGGTGTACACTTCAAACTGTGAGCTTGTCAGGGCGTAGCCCGACACTGCCTTGGCGGGTGCCTCTGCAGTGAAGCCCAAGCGATTATCTACATACACCCTTGCATTTCGAAACTCGGCTACCATGCCTGCATCAAGACCGTCACGGCCTGCAGCGGTTGTATACCGCACCTGAGTTTGAATTAGCTTCATGAAGGCAGCATAGGCGGCAGGGCTCAAGAAGAGCATGTCCGGGGGTGAGCCGTCAGGGTTGTACTGCATGCAGTTGATGAACAGGGTGTCAATGTCGTTGAGGGTCAACGTACCACCTGCATCTTGGAACTGGTTGTACCAGTTTTGAGCCTGATAGGTCGTCTTGCTCAAGCCACCAACGGTGTTGTCCTGAGATGCCTGTGCAACACCTTCGAACCAACCCGTTGAGCTGGCCGTTGTCATGCCGTTGAGGGTCTGCAGGTTGGTGAGCCGTGAAGCTGCACCCGTGGTTGCAATGGGGCCCTGAAAGATGCGCTTGGTGATGGCCTGACGCATGTTAATCATGAGGTTTTTGACTTTGCTTTCCAGGATATTGACCCGTGCAAGCTCGCCTTTGTTGGAGGTCTTCTCAACGATGTTGAGCCCAACGTGGTCGATGATGTCGCACCACTCAAAGTTAGCAGTCAAGAATGGGTCAGAGAAGTTGAGCGGGGTTGGTTCCCAACCGCTGCTCACCTGAGTAAGAC